ATCAGCCATGTTTTACACCCATTAATAAAAATTGTTTTTTTCTTATTGCGTTACTAATAACATTACTCTCAAGTTCTTCTAGTCTTTTTATATTTATTGCCAAATCTTCTATAGCTTGCTCTATAGTTCTTCTAGTAATAGATTCATTATCTTCATTATATTCTGCTGCTGGTAATGGCAAAGAAATATTTTTTATATCCATTATGCTGCCTGTTTATTGTAATTTTTTATATCATCTGGATATAAAGATTTAATCAAATAAATAAAATCATTCCAGTTTAAATCACAAGTAATAAGATTATTTACTGGTAAATTATTGTTTATTGCGTGTAATGGTATTCTTGTTTTAATAGGCTGCCTATCAAATTTGTATATCAAAGTAGGTATTCCTTTATCTTGAGAAGCATCTATTACTTGTTGCCACCATGCAGTTGCAGGTTCTTTGCCACTAGCATATCGCTTGCACTCTAAATACCAATCACCGAATATTAAATCTGGCAAATGTTTTTCTCTTGTTTGTTCTAGTATTCTTTTTAATTTGATATTAAGACCAAGTTCTTCAGACAAAGAAGTTGCTATCATTCTTTCAAAACTTGCTCCTTTATTTCTTGAATTAGGCATATTATCTTTTCCCGTCTGGTCTGATCTCTAATCTTAAATCACCAAGCCGCCATCCATAGTTACTTGATGAGTTTGTTACTCTTAAAGCACATTGTCTACTTCTAGCTCTTGTATTGCTAAATGTAGAGTCTGGAGTTACATCAATAGTTTGTAAAGTAGAAAGACTTTCTAGTGGATAATTTCTACCTTTAATAACAAATGATACTGTATCTGATGTGCTGTATTGATTTCTAAATTTAATATCGGGTATTAATTTTTGTATTTGTAAGAAGTGTTCTCCATCAGGTTGTAAGTCAAAATCACTAGATTCTATATATGCAGTAAAAGAATTGCTTTCATCTCCATCACCATCTTCGTGATTGTATAAATAGTTAGTATTAACTTCACTATCATTTTTACTTGCCGCTATTGGAAAATCTGAAAAATGTGCTTCGTTCCATGCTGTTCTAACAAAATTATCTGTAGTAGTTCCTATGCTCCAAACATTCTCTAAGTAATTATATAAAACATATCTATCAACTTCTGAGCTACTACTTGATGGATAGAACCACATTATTTCATTTGCTAATGAATTAACCCCTCCAAATACTTTATGTGATTGATCATAGTTTAAATCTGACAAAACATAATCTAATACAGTACATGGCAATCTTTGAACCGCACCTGAGTAAGTATAAAAACCACCTCTATCCATAAAAAATAATTTATTATCTGCATTAACTACAGCATTTGGAGATATTAAAGAAAACCCTTCTGCTACTTCTGTAAATGAAAATACAAATGGTGAGCCAATAAATCTCATTGAAACTAAACCAACGTCTGTAAAAATTATTATTTCTTGTCTGGTTTTTATAGCACTTATAATTACAGAGCCTTGAGATAATTGAACTCCGCCAGCTTGGTTTGTTGCTGTAGGTGTCCAATTAATAATACTTTCTGTATCAGAAAATCTAACTAGTAAAGGATCAATAGTTGAAGAACCTATTGAATTACATCCAAAAGCAATTACATGGCGATCAACATCTGAAGTCATTACTTGTAATGCTATTGTTGGTACATTGCTTGCATCAGTTAATGCTGATATGTTTGTTGCTCTTGTACTAGCACCAGAAGATTTATCCCAATAAAAAATTCCACCTGCTCTTATATTAGCAACAGTATCATCTCCAAAGTTATCAAGCGACCACAGTCTTAATTGATTTNCAGAAGATAATGAACTAGCTGAACCATATGTACCTGCTCCCCATAGACCTGATCCCCAACCTGTTGATTTAACATATACATCTAATCCAGTATTAATCTGATATGCTCCATCAACACCAGAGCCACCATTACCTGAATCACTACCATTTGCTGTAACTTCATCTTCATCTGTATCTTTGGCTGTAAATGTGTATGTGTTTGTACTTGGAACAGAAACTATCTGATATTCTTGATTTAAAACATCGGCAGTTACAAGTCCACCTAAACTAACAGCACCGCTAATAGTTACAAAATCACCAACTACTGCTCCATGCGAAGAATCAGTTGCTGTAATTGTAGAGCTGCCATCAGTAGCAGCAAAGGTAATACCATCAGTAGTTGTTGCTCTAATAGGTGTTANATCATTTANTTTATCACCTTGTTGAACATATAATTTTTGATGTGTACCTAGTACAGTAAAATCTGTACCATCAACAGANTTATAAGGATATATTTTTCTACAAGTTCCTATAAAACTGTTATCACTATTTTTAGTCCATCCACCTATCCTTTCTGGTCTGCCCTTTCTAAACCTAACTTTATCAGCATCGAACCAACCATTTTCATTACTATAGTTAGTACCTTCTTTATTTATGCCAGCTTTAAATACATATTTTACCAAAGGCATAGTTAAACCTCATTCCACGATTTACCCAAAAAAAGTAAAGCTTCCGCCTCTCTCCTCTTCACCAAGCCTTCTAATACTTTACCACCTGCTTTGTTCCATCTTTTTATTTGTTCTGGAACTTCATCATACTCTGAGTTATTTAGCTTTTTTAATAAAGTTGATGAAAATAAATTACCACTACCTAAATTGAATACCCATGACACCATAGAATCGAATTGGTGCTGTTCTAAGGGTACTTTTACTATATCGTTAATGTAACCCTCATATTCATGCATTTCTTCCTGTAGAAGCGATTCTGCTTCTTCCTGAGTGATTTCCATATCTTCGGTAACATTTTTTGTAGTTCCATAACCTATGGTTAAAACATTGGCGGCACAACGATATGCTTTTAGCTCGCATCCCTCAAAATGTTTTATAAGTGATAGACCTTCATCTGATACCTTCATTCGTCTTTATCCTTATTACTAGAATTAGAAGCTCCAAAGTAAAAAGATATAATAGCACTTGCAAGACCGCCAAGATAACCTAGAACTAAGTTGATCAACGCTTCGCTGTTCTGCTCTGGAGGTTGGAGCGTGATTAGAAAGATATATCCCATGAATCCACCAACAACTAATACACCTATAAGTTTGGATGTCCANTCTTTAGAAAATCTTGCTCTTGCATCTTGTATATCTTTTGTTTGGAGAGCGTAGAGATCAACTTCTAACTCTTTCATTTGAACCTCAAATTCTGCATCAATCTTTTTAAGTTCTGCTAATTGCTCTGGTGTTGCGGCTTGTACTGCTTGTTCTATCTTTTTCGGTGTAGGTTCACATCCTAATGCTTCTGCCACCATGTTAGCCGCCATNTTNCCCATTGGACCNCCTAATGCTGTGCCAATCGTTGGAGCGACTGCGCCTATTATATTTTTTACAAATCCAAACTTCATCTTATCACCACTCCTTCGTTAGTATTGGTTTACTGTAATAGTCTTATTGCAGTTAGTTGTGCAGTCTAAAGTAACTGTATAGTTCTGGTTAGTAGAGCCTGATTGCGTTGCATTAACTATGTAATTGCCTTGCTTTACTAATATATTCCCTGCATGAGAGCCATTACCGCTTTGTGTTAGGTTGACTGTATTGTTATCAGATGGATTATTTCTAAATTCTATATCTCCATCTTTAGCACCACTACCTGATTGCGTAATACTTGCATCGTTATTATTGCAATTCCCGCAAGATTTTATATAAGCATTGTGATTTCCGCTTCCAGATTGCGTGATTGCCCATGTAGAATCATCACCGAAGGCATACATTTTTGCGTAAAAACTATTGCCTGTTTGAGTGATTGTGTAGGAATTATCATCACCTTGCATATATATCTCACCATAATTACTGTTTCCAGTTTGAATTACAGTCGCAATATTATCATCATCATCTAAGTCTAGATATCCAGTATTGTTATCACCATTTTGGGTAATAGTATATTGATTATCTATATGATTAGTATGCTGTGAATATGCTTTAGCAAGATTTCCTGAACCATGCTGATCTATTGTTATTGTTGCGTTAGTACAAGTATGTGTTGCATATGTTCCGCCAGATAAACCGCACCATACTGTCGTTACATTTCCTGAACCAGATTGATCTATACCGATAGATGTACCAGAGCCTTTAGTTTGTATGTTAATAATATTGTCATCAGCTTTTAAATCCATAAGCCAAAATGCAAAAATGAGCAAAAGTAAATAACTAATTAGACTGATTAATGAATATTTCACTTTCACCACCACCATTGATTGTTGCGTTTATTTGCTGACCCGCAGATAGTATAGATATATTATATGCACCATCTTTATCTAATTGTAAATCAATAGTATTTTCTACTTGTCTAAATATCGTAAGCATTGATCCATCAACAAAAGTATATGTTTGTGTGGTTGGATCAAATGGAGGTTTTATTCCTTCTATTTCAACACCTTCTATAACATTAACTTCAGCTTTTTTATTTACACCGCTTTCTATAACAGCTAATAAATCGGTAAGAAAATCTATATTAAGTAGATCAATATCTAATCTATCAATATTTTCTAGCTCATCTTCATCAAGATAATCTTTGTCTAGTTCATTTTCTTCAAGTAAATCAACATCTAAGATGTTATCTGCTTTAGTATTTTGTTCTTCTACAGCCTTTTCTGTTTCTTCGGGCGGATTAACAATCAGTAAATTATCAATAAAATCTAAAGTCATATTGGTTAATGTTACTGGTCTTGTTGGCATTTGTTCAGCTACTGTAACTACTGTTGCTTGAAATGGCTTATTCATTACAACAGTTCCTGCAAATGTTGTAACAGTTATTTCACCACTAGAAGTACCATCTTCATCAGGCAAAAGTATAACCATTGTCCGACCAATCTCATCGCTAGTTATCGTAAAATCCGTTCCTCGTATTCCAACAAATGCACCATTCGCTTTGATGGATATATTCTTAGGAGCAATGCGTTTCTTTTTGCTAGAAATAAATCTACCAGTTCCTCGTATGAACGATAATGCGAGTTCGCTCTTATTTGGATCAGGATCAAAGACGAATTTATCAATAACAACCTTAGAGTGTTCAGTAAGCCGAATAACAGTATCGTCAATAAACTGAATAGCGATACGACCATTACCAGTACGGACATCATCATTACTGAAAATATCGAGAGCAAGCTCCGCAAATAATTTATCTGACTGATTTTCTCGTATAACCTCTCCATTGCCTCTTAACTCTGAAATAGCTCCTATGTCTGCATAAGATGCAGTAGAAAACAGTATCAACAACCAGAGGTGCATTGATCTATATCAATAGTACCGCTTGATGTTGTAGATATAAGGCTTAATATACCACTTGTACTTCCGCCACTATTTGTTTGATCTACATCTATATTATTTGAATTTCCTGTTACTGTCGCAGTAATACTATGGTCAGCATTACCTGTTTGCGTTGTATCTATATCATTGCTGTTACCACTTACTGTCCAATTATTGATGCAACCTACTACCTCGCATGATGCATTTATGTCATTAGATGTTCCTGTAACCGCAAAATCTTGATTACCAGCAGTAGCCGCAGCACTTGCGCCTTGAGAGAATGTAAGTACATTTGAGTCACCAGTAGCTGCGTAATCAAAGTCAGTATTGGCAATATCGCCACTTCCGCCACCTGTTAGGGTAGTGACATTGCTGTCACCAGTTGTATTAACTGTGAAGCTGGTACTATTTCCTTGTGCTATTGTTGCTGCTAGGGTATTTGAATCGCCCACTTGATCCACATCAACTGTCATTGAAGTACCAGTAAACGTGGCTCTTGTTTGTGATGTACCAACTTTGTTGGAATTTCCTATTTGATCTATGTTCATAGTAAGACCAGTACCGCTTTGTGTAATGTATATAAGGTTATTATCTCCATAAGAAACACTCGCGGCTAATGAAAATAAAATAGCTACCCATATACCATAATTAAAGAATTTCATCGTTATAGCTCCACATATTAAGTTCTATGCCTTTTTGAATTATTCCATAAACTGCTGTTTCTATTGCAATTTTTGTAGCAATTCCTACTGTTTCATTTTCGCTAATACCTGACTCTATCTCTATGAGATCAGTACCTTGATTTTCAAAAACAAAGACATCAGAGCCAGCACCTGCTGAAAATATTGTTTTACTGGTTGATACATTTAATAATATTTCACCTGTTTGAACTAATACAGCTCTTAACGATACTGTTATTCTATCTCTCCTATAACGATTATTTATACCAATTCCCCGCATCCTTACACCAATACCACCTGTTTCATAGTTGGTATCATAGCTAATTATGCCTCCTTCAAAGATAATACCCGAATAAAGTAATGGCAATAACTTATTAGAACCTTCTCCATCATAGCTATCTCTAGTGTTTATGATTAACTGTCTTTCTCTAGTAAGGTTAGAAAGACCCTTCCTTTCTATTACAGTAAACCAAGAACCTCTGCCAGCGTTCATCAATGCTTCCATTAAATATAAATCAGCACCCTGAGTAACTGCTGTACTGAACAAAGCTACATTGACATTATCGCCTGTTTTCCTTTGCCCTGTTAAATCTGAGAAACTATATACAGATACAACTGCTCTTTGTTTAGGTGGTGGCAAATCTAGTAATAAATTTAGCGAAGGTCTTTCTATGACTGGATTTTCTTTATCGCCTATTACTGCTACTGGCGCACATCCATATAGAAATATTAATAGTATTAAGGAACGCATGGATCATCAGCACAGATGCCGAATGAACCAATGGGTATTCGTATTTCTGTGGTCACTCCATCAATATCGAGTATTGTTAATACTATTTCAGTTCCTGTGTTGACAAAACTTATTGTATTTCCTTCCAGATCAACACTTCCTCCTGATCCACCACCATCGTCAAATAATGATTCCGCAAGGTCTTGACTTAATCTAGAAAATATACGACTTTCTAAATTACGGACAAATTTTGCTAAAGTAGTATTCTCTGCATCTCTAGCTAGTTCATCTAAAGCAGATTCTATATCTTCTACTATCTTAGATTTTCTAGATCGCTCTTGCTCATCAATAGTTAAATAATGTGCGCTAGTTCCAACCCCATTAAAAGATGGACTTTTAAAGTGAAAAACTATTTCTGTTGAATCTGCAATTCCAGAAAAAAAAGATAGCAATATAAACCATCCTACAACTAACAACTCTCTATCTTTTTTTAGATTTATTTTCATCGTTATCTACCAGTCTATTTTCTTCTTTTAATTCAAGCACAGTATTAACTTTCTGTTGTAACCTAATCATATCTTGATCTAATAAACGTAATTGATCTGTTAATCTAATGATAGTTACTTTCATTTCTTGTACGGCTGGATCAATCTTATTAGTTATTGTCTGCCATACAAAGTATACAAAATATCCTAATCCGCACACCATTACCACAGGAAATCCAAAGTCTGATATTAACTGAACGATATCCATTACTTAAACTTCTTTTGTATATATTTAATCCCCGCATATATAGATAAACCATAGATAGCAAACAAACTTAAAGAGCCAAACACAATAAAATAATCAGATGGATATAGGTATATTAACCCAAACAAGCCATCAACTGCGGCTTCTACATCTCCTACTGGTGCATCCATTAATCTCTCCTAGCATCTATCTTTCCATCTTCTACGAAGTTCTCACTTCTAGCTATTCTTTCTAAATCAGGCGATAGGTTTAAGGCACTAGAAACACTAGTATCTATCCTTATCATATCGTTATTCATAGTTGATGCTCTTGTTATAAGCATCTTAGAGATAGAGTTAACAGTCTGTATTTCACTTACCAAGCCATCCATTAATTGCTTCATTACCAAGAATATAAAATAAGCCATGATCAAACCGCTTGCTATAGGTAAACCTAGCTCTGCAATTAGATCAAAAGCTCCCATTTCATTCTATTGGTGTGTGTTGTCCAGATTCTATAAGAATTTCCCTGTTAGCAAGATGTCCTAATTCTATGTCATCTTTACTCTGTCCATGATAAGCAACTGCCATATGATCAACAATCATTAACTGGTTTATATTCTTTCCATCTACAACAACATCGCCTAAAACTCTACCAAATTTACCTTTAGAGTCTTTTAATTTTGTCTGTATTACAACTCTACCACCAGCTTCTATAGCATCTTGTAAATATTTTTTTGCAAGTTTGCCTCTAGCTTTTTCATCTAAATCTCTTGTTCTAGATTCTGGAGTATCAATTCCATATAAGCGTACTCTTGATCTATATAAAATATCAAAACCTAAATCTAACACTACATCGACAGTATCTCCATCGACAACTCTATCTACAGTACAAGCATATTCATACATTAGAAAATTCCTTTAAGAGAGATTACACCAAAGATAAATGGGTACATTCCCCATAACAAAAACTCTAATCTTTTAAATTTATCAGAGCCTTCAACTAATCTTTTCTCTATATTCTCATAACGGATAGCACATTCTTTCTCATGTGCTTCTATTTTAAATAGAGCTTCTTTAGCAGTTGCCATTATTTATCCTTTGCTTTCCATATATTTAAAGCAAGAACTTCAACACACTTATAGGCTTTTTCTAACAAAGCATTATCCTTTGGTGTTGGTGTTACTGCTACTATAATTGATGCAACTAAAACTACTATTGCAATCCATCCTATTAATTCGACCATAATATTCTCCTAAATTAAGCTGCTTCCTCAACAATATCCCAACAGTTGAGATTAGCAGCGACTGTTCTTCTTTCACCTTTACCCTGAAATGGGTAAACCATGTGTTGTAACCAGCTAGGGAACATATATAGTTTCCCTACCTCTGGTTGTATTACAAAGCTCTGTGGAGGCTTTAAAATTTCTGTATCAGTAACGTGTCCTTGTCCATACTGAAAAGCTAAATACCCATCAGGATGTCCACTGGCATTGTATAAACTATACTCAGATGTACCAGCAGTGGGTTGATCTAATATTTGCTGTGGTACTTTTGTCCAAGTAGTGCAAGAAATACCCATTAGTGTTTTAGTGCCATGACTGTGTATTGGATTATAATCTCTTTCAAAACTATGTACTGACCAGAGTTCATCCATTTCTACTCGCTTGTTAGTTTTATATCTAGCTCCAGTAGCCTGCGCATATAAGTTAATGTAATGTGCGCCCAATGCACAAAGCATATTAGAGTATTCTTCTACTTTCTTATCTTCGTGATCCATCAATAATTGCTGACCTTTTTGTATCTGTCCAACAAGAGTATGTGCTAATGACTTGCGTTTCTTTTTCTTTAAATAAGCATCTAAGTAAGTATTTAGATTAGTCACCATTTCTTCTGGAACATCATGTTCCATAACAAACACGCTAGGCATCGCATGAAATCTTGTTTCCATTAACTAGGTACTGAAAAAGATTTGTCAGCGACTGGCGGTACTACAGGACTCGTAATCACCGAATCTACTTGACTGGCGAATATAGTATCCCAATGTGAAACAGGACAAAGTGCTGTCAAGTCTGCAAGACTAAACGTGCCTTTAGCTGCTGCGGTAAAATCACCATTGGCTGCTACTGCTGTATGGCTAAAAGTAGAAGTATAGTAGGTTGCATCACCTTCACTATCGTTCTCATACTTCATTTCCATCTGCCATTTTTGTGCCTTGCTTGACTTTTCATGCGGTATCGCTTTAGTCATTGTTTTTGTTACTGCCATTTTATTTTTCCTTGTTTTACTTTAAGATTCAAGTGCAGAAATTCTAGCTTCTGCTGCTGTTAATTTTGCGCTGAGTTCTTGGACTGCTTTGATAAGCGGATATACAAAACTAGAAGCAGCAATACCTTGTATTTCAGTACCTTTAGTTTCATGCCACCCACCAAAATCAGTTATGTTATGTTTATCTAAAGCTGTTTTGACTTCTTGAGCTATTAATCCATACATTTTATTAGTATATTCAGCTTCGGTTTGAGAAGCATCATAATCTGGTAAAGTTTTATCTATTTCTGATTTTGCTTTCCATTTAAAAGTAACTGGTCTAAGTTCATTAATAAAAGTTAAACCACAATCAGTATTGGTTGCTATATCTTTTTTGTATCTTTCATCTGATACTCTTGTCCAACCACCAGTTCCAGATGTAAAATGTGCATATATTCTATCTGAACCATTATTCTTGCCTAGAGTTACATAGCTTGCTCCTACGCCTTGACAATCTTTTCCAAGAACAACTTGAGAACTATCATTAGAATCATATCCTGTTGCGTTATATCCAATAATCACATTATTATCTGCAGCTTCTAAATTATTTCCAGCTTGGTAGCCAATCAAAACACTTTTATCTCCAGTTAGTATTTTTCCAGCTTCATAACCAACTGCTGTATTATCGCTAGATGTGGTGATTGCTTCTAAAGCACCTTTACCAACTGCCGTGTTATATGAGCCTGTAGTTAAGTTTAGTAAAGTACTCCGACCAATAGCTGTATTATCATCGCCAGTACTAACACTAGCTCCAGCACCAGCACCGACTGCTGTATTAGCATCACCTGCGCAACTTAACAAAGAGTCTGGTCCGACTGCTGTATTAGCATCACCAGTAGTACAAGTTGTCAAAGCATTATGACCTATCGCTGTATTTCTATCTCCTGTCGTTATTGCATCGCCAGCATTAGTGCCAAGTGCTGTGGTATAAAGACCAGTTGTTAAAGCTGTTAAAGCACTATGTCCTACTGCACAATTTCCTGATGTGGTTGTAGCTGTAGCTAAAGCAGCATTTCCAATTGCTAGGTTTGTATCACCAGTTGTTAATGCTGTACCAGCACTATTACCAATAAGTGTGTTATAGCTCCCAGTTGTTATTGCATCTCCAGCAGCAGCACCTACAATATTATTTTCTGTGCCTGTTGTTATTAACATTCCAGCAGTTCTACCCATTAATGTATTTCCACTTGCGGTTGATATACTTTTACCAGCTTCTCTACCGACCGCAGTATTATTTGAGCCTGTAGTAAGTAAGCCTAAAGCATTATTACCTACTGCTACATTTTGACCACCTGTTGTTATTGCATCTCCAGCATTTGCTCCAACTGCGGTGTTTTCAGAGCCAGTTGTGTTTGCTGCTAAAGCACTTTTACCGACAGCAGTATTGTCATCTGCATCAGTATTAGCAGACAAAGCTCCGTAACCAACTGCTACGTTGTTATCTCCTGTAGTATTGGCATCTAAGCTATAAGCTCCTACAGAAGTATTCGCTGCACCTGTTGTATTTACAGTTAAAACACCAGCACCAATAGCTGTATTGTTATTCGCAGTTGTGTTCGCATCTAAAGTTCCATAACCACCGACTGCGGTGTTGTATGAGCCTGTTGTGTTGGCAATCATAGCAGAACACCCTACCGCAACATTTTCTATACCTGTTGATGTTACTTTTAGAGCTTCGTGACCAACTGCTACATTTTTTCCCTCTGCACCAGCGTTAAGAGTAGTAAGAGCATTTGTACCTACTGCAACATTTGAACCATTACCATCTTCTGTAGCTAATGCTGCTGAACCCACCGCGACATTGTTTGCACCTGTCGTTAAAGCTCCACCAGCACTATCTCCGATTAATGTGTTATCTGAACCTGTGGTGACAGCATCTCCAGCTTGAAAACCGACTGCCACGTTGTCAACACCAGTAGTTGCAGCAGTTAAGGCTTGATAGCCAACCGCTACGTTGCCAGCATCTGCACCAGCATTTAATGTTGCTAACGCTGCTGATCCTACTGCTACGTTCTGTCCATTACCATCTTCAGTAGCTAATGCACCAGAGCCGACCACAGTATTATCACCACCAGTTGTTATTGCGCCACCAGCATTATCTCCAACCAAAGTGTTATCAGAACCTGTCGTTACCGCGTCACCAGCAGCATATCCGACTGCTGTATTGTCTGTACCAGAACTATTCGCGGTCAAAGCTAGTGTTCCCACCGCAGTATTATCTGCTGCTGTGGTTGCTACCAGTAAAGCTCCAGAGCCTACTGCCACGTTGTTTGAGCCTGTAGTTAAAGCACCAGCAGCATTATCGCCAACTGCTGTATTGTCTGAGCCAGTCGTTACTGCATCAAGTGATGCTTCACCTATTGCTACGTTATCTGTTCCTGTCGTTAAGGCTGTACCTAAGTTACCAGAACCTAGTCCTACGTTACCTGTACCACCTGTTAGGTCTAGTACATCAGTAACTGCTGCGCCAGCACCTGCACCATCAGCAACAAGCATCTTAATACTTCCATTTGGTATTACGACATTTGCGCCTGTACCTTGAGAAATGGTTACTGTGTCACCAGCACTATTTTGTATAACCCAGCATTTATTAACTGTATTAGGAGCTAATGTAACAGTACAAGCCTGTGATAAAGAACCTGTAAGAGTCATAGCCATTGCTCTAGCTGCATCACTTGCGCCATCTGCCATTGTAATTGTTGCTGTAGAAGCATCTGAAAGAGCTTCTGAACCACTACCAAACGCTTCAGCAATAAGCTCTAGGTTGGTATTTGTTGTTGTACCCCAAGTTCCACTACCATCTCCAGTAGCCATTTCGTTGAGTCTTAGGTCATTAACGTATGTACTTGCCATAATATATCCTCTATAAAATTATATCATCAAGCTGCCATATCTTCCCAATCTGGGTCTTGTGATGTTGATACTTCGCTATAATTAGGTGTTTGTGAAGTAGAAACTTCACTATAAGTTGTTGTCTGTCCGGGAACTACATTCCCCCATACTAATAAATTCTGTAATGCTCCAGTTGCATATAATCCTGTTAGAGTTAAATTTGATATTCCACTAACACTTAAATCTCCAATAGAACTCGTACTTGCATTTTGCGTAACTGAAATAACATTATTAGTTACTAATCCTAAAGTGCCTAAAGCTGTTGTTCCTACTACATTTGTAGGATAAACATTAGCATCACAGCTTACAGTTTCATCACCCTGAGATACTGTAGATGCAGTTCCGCTAACTCCTGTAATTGCGATACCTGCCGCAATAACAGTTCCTACTGCTCCTGTTCCTGCTAATCCAGTTTCAGCTACATTAGCTGCACCACTAGGAGTAACACTTGAAATTGCACCAGTTCCAGCAACTCCTGTTTCTGCAACATTAGCTACACCTGTTATAGTGAGTGAACTTATTGCACCAGTAGCCGCTACACCTGTTTCAGCTATGTTGGCATCGCCAGTTACTGTTTCAGCACCTAATGCTGTTGTTCCGGCAAGACCTGTAAGTGTTACTGCGCTAGGCTCATTCCAAGCTCCAGAACCCCATGTACTGCGACCCCAGCCAGATACATAAGCCATAAAACTATTACGCTATTCTTATAACAGCGTTACTTGCATCTGCGGTTGGAAATGTAATCGTGAATGAACCTGCTGTTGAGGTTTTATCAGCACCAAAATCAAAAACTGCAACGGCAGGATCGCCTGATGCTGAATCATTNAATATCATACATCCTCTTGCAGTTACAGTAGCTGTTCCAAATGTAAGGTCTGCAAAATCTGTAAATGCAGTTGTGCCTGATGTCGTTGGATCAACTCTAGTTAAACTTTCGCCTTTAGCCGTGTAGTTAGTACCACTAGCTTCTTGGTTTGTTGAATAAGCAGTTGTAGAAGCAGACATGGTAGCTGAACTTGTATATAAAGCCAGTCTAAAAGTATTGCCGCCTGAGTTTTTAAAATTATGCACTCCTTCTAAAAGCTCCCCTTTAAATGAAGTACACATAGCTTGGGTGATAGCCATAATTATAATCTCCTAATGATATTGGCTAGGTCAGAATGACCTTGTTGTTCTAATTGATTACCTATAGTACACATATGATTCTTAATAGCCTCTTTCATGTAATAAGTAACTACTATGTGGCACTGATTTTTAAAAGCGTGTGCCTGTGCTTTAATTTGATCTGGTGCTGTATCGCTTATAGAAACCAATCTTGATACAGCCATATCTGCGATTTCTTCAACAGAGTGTCCTCTATTGTGAGTAGTCTTTACTCCTAAATTACCTATTGACATTTCAAATTTATCTGTATTCACTAAACTCTCCAGTTAGTATTTTTCTGGCTCAACAGGTTGAAATTCCAAATCTTTTCTTCCTATCATACCTACAGGTTTACTCTCTTCTTCTTTTTCAACTTGCGACCAATGACAAGCCTTAATACCTGATTCATCTTCATATGTTACTACAGGATCATCTAATCTGTGATACCCGTATAGTTTTTCTATTAATGGAACATCTGTATCTAATAAAGATGATCTAGGCGCAATAGCAATACTTATTCCTTTGTTTATACAGTTTCCTATCCAAAATTCAACACATCCCCTTCCAGCTTCAGCAAAGTGCATATTAGATTTATATGTAAAATCTACACCAAATATAGATAGTTGACCGACTTTTGACCACAAAGCAAAGGCTATTGCATAAGCTATTGTATTATTAAAGTATGCGCTACCTGCGTAATTTACTATAGGTTCTAATGGGTAATGTTCAACAGCAGGTACTCTATCATCTAACTGACAAGAATAAATAGGATATTCTATCTTTGGTAAAATATCTCTCATCATAGAGGTCATATTACCAGCATCTTCTGTGTCAAGAAATCTACTCATTGGATCAAGGATAAATGCTCTGTCCACTTGTTTTAGGACTCCAATCATTGCATTTACTGCCCATACTTCATCAAACTTATGACTGTGAACCTGAGATAAATGAAAGTCTATCTGACTCTGACCCATTGCAACTAGGGCAATACTTTTACCTTCCAACTCTTCTATTGGTTTTTGAAGCATTAGCTTACTTGTTTTCTTAATGACCCTGATCTGTAATTATCTTTAGTATCTCTACCTTCACCTAATACTTTTAATCTTTCTATTGCTAAAGAAAATCTTTCTTTATAATTATTTAAAACATCAGCTTCACCTTTCATAAAAGTATAAGCTTCAACTAAACTACCATACAATAAACAATCTGACGCATTAGTTCCTAACCAAGTTGTACCATCACTAGATGTAGTAATAGATGTTGGTTTATATCTATAATGTAATTCAACTGTTAGGTTTGAACTTGGAGTAGGAGCAACAATAAAAGTTTCATTATCAAAGATAGAGTAATATTTAGGAGTACCTGTTGTACTACTTGATGGATAAGATTCTCTCATAAAAGTTACATCTTTAAATAACAAATATTCATAACCACTATCATCTATAGCCAATGAATATGGTGCTAAAAAATCAGTAGGCATTGTAAGGTATTGATTACTAGAGGTTAATTGACCTGTTACATTTTTTCTAAAATAAGGTAAATCAACTAATTTAAGAATAGCTTCTTCTGCTTCTAAAATAAATTCATCTAAATTATTTACAAAAGTGGTTTCAGTATTATTAGTATAATCTTGTATAGACTGTTTTAATGTTGTAAATGTCCATGCCATTAGCTTGTACTCACAGTTATTTTTCCTAATTTAGCGTTCATAGTTAACCCCATTGTACTTGAACCAAATTCAGTTACTCCACCACCTATTGGATTAAATGATGAATATCTTGTAGATGCCGATTCTCCAGTATCTGGTCTTGCATTATATAATGCTTGTGGATCAATTATATTTAAACGACCTAATTTAAGTTGTGGATTATCTTTATCAAAACAGTTATTACAAACTCTTAAACCATTTCTTACTGAGTTTTCTATCTCATAATATAAATTATTTAGTTTATATGTAAATCCACATCTATCACATATACCTAATGCTTTTGTTGCTTTTGCATAAGACATAATTAATTCATATAGCTAATATCAGGTACAAAACGAATTGAAGCTCGCTCTCTATCTGCATCGCTAACATCTCTCCAAAGCTCCTCATATCTTTGTTTTATCATAGGAACTTTTTGTAATGATTCTGGTGACTTACAAGCTATATTATAAGCTAAAGCATAAGTCAAACAAGGTAAATACCTTGCAGGTATATCAGGGTTATTACTAGCTACTGTTCCAATATCCTCAATCCTTTTTATATAATCATATACTAAGGTATAAGTTTCAGCATCATCTGGAGTTGCCCATAAAACAATAGCATTAGTTCCAGTATTTTTATCTACATAAAACTGAGTAGGTTTAGATTTTGTTAATTTTGTAGCTTGATGATTATATTGTGTTCTAGATATTCTCTCTAATCGTTGATCGAATTGTTTGCTGGTATCTCCAGAATTGGTTCTAATAAAAGCATCTACAATATCTAAAGCTGATGATTCTAAATTGTAAGAGCTAGTACCAGAAGTAAGTGTTGCTGATGCTTGATTTATAGTCCAAAGATTTAATCCTTTATTTTGCCACTCAAGAAAGACTAAATTTAAAGCTCTTTTAGCACCACGATAATCATAGCCTGTGCGTAACTCTAACCCACAAAGATCATAGGCTTCTTCCATAATATCGCCTATATCTAAAGTAAATGCTGTTGTTCCACTAGTAGCCATTAATCAGCCCATTTGGTT